ACTGTTGAACGGATGGCGCCAGAATGGACCTTCCCTGATACAGGGCCTTCTGTTGTCGTGGTCGTTAGAGTGCCGCCTTCTGCTTTGCCAGTCCGTCTTGCTGTCTCCAAAGCAATAGCAATAGCCTGCTTCTGCGGGCGGCCACTGTGAATTAGCTCACTAATGTTAGAAGACACCGTTCCCTGAGATGAACCCTTTTTCAGCGGCATAGCGTCCTCATGTATAGCTTATGGTCACGATTTGACCGGCGCCGGGCGTCACAACGATGCCTCGTGTAACAGGCATCAAGATCTCATGCACACCGACTGTTGCAGGAATGATGCAAAGACGTTTGCCAGTGACGGCTCCTGCCACAGTGTTTGAATCGTAGACGGCTCCAGCCGCTCCAGCCACGATTACGGAAAGACGCGCAACCCATGCCTCACCAGTGTGGATCAATGTTGCGGTGGTTATCTCAAGCGCATTTTTGCGGCCCTGCACACCAAACGCATTTTCAGCCACTTGGTTTACAGCAACGACACCGTTTTTTTGCGTGGTAAGAATATCATCTAAGTTTGCCATCAGAATTTCCCATCCGGCTGTAGTCTGTAGCGCATATTACCAATACGCCAGAACGTACCAGTATCATTGCTCTCTATGCGCATAGACACCAACCGCCCGCGAAACCGCGGAGTGATATAAGTGGTCTGTTGCGTCATGGGAAATGGACCATACACCAAAGGCGTTTGGCCCGCATAATCTGTCACATAGAAAGACAGATTTGCCGTGACGTTTTGCAGGCCGCCATAAAAACCCCATTTCATGTCAGGCCAAACTTGGTCCACAAACATTTTTATGTCGGCTTCTGCCATCGCAAAATAGCCAGTTTGAAACCAGCTATTCATTGGCTCAGTATCAGCATCTTCGCCCATCTCATGCTGATAAATATAATTTTGTCCGCCAGCGCCGATTGGTGGTCCAAATATTGATTGGTTGATCCACGCTGTTCGCGTTAGTGTTCCAAAATCCCATTGCTGGATACCAGCATTATATTTTACATACTTGGTTGGAATGCCGTTGCTTCCAACAGTTGGATAATACCAAGCGATTTCATTGAATCGGCTATTTGGTGCGCACCGGATATTGTTGACATAATCCATGTCGATATCTTGGAAAATCACATCCCATATCGGACACATCACAGGCTCAACGCCTGCGCCGGTCAGCACAAAAAACTGAGACTGTGACATCCAATAGACCTGATTGTTCAAAAGACCTGTCGCCTTCTGACCAATCAAACCGCATCCAGCACTTATTTCAGTGAAGCTGTATACAAACTGGCCGCCAATATATTGCATTGCCCAAAGAGCCAAATCGGTCCAAATCAAACCCTGCTGCGGGCCTTGAATTGCGCCAATGATTTGTGAACCTTTTGGCAAACGATATGAGCCAGCTTGATTGACTGTTGTGCCAATCCAAATTGAATAATTATTTACATCACACCACCGGATAAGCAGTGGATCTTGAATCCCTGTAAACGTCGATCCATAGGCAATAATCTGCCTTTGCGGCATAGCCACAAACATCCCGCGATTAACCGGCGGGGCTTCTGGTATGATCGTCGCAACAGGATAGTTGATGCTTGGCGCCCATTCATAGATAGCACCGTCACGGGGGCATGAGATGAAATATTCACCCCAATTATCCAATGACCAATCCGTCGCATTGATGGGAACGCCCAGCTTCAAAATTGGCGGGATGCCGGAGCCATAAGCGCCTCCGCCATATGGCCCAACACCGTACCCTGTACCGGGAGGAAGCGGGCCAATACCATTATAGAAGCGCAGGCGGACATTGCCGTTGTTGATATAGGCTGATGCTGTTGCTGTGGCTTGGTTAGATCCAGTAATTGTATACTGCGAGTCAGACAGCACCTCTGTGACGATATAATCGCCGTAAATGGTTACACCACCTACAGTAGTGCTGACTAAAAAGGTTGCTGTTGAGCCTTGCAGCAGACCATGAAATGGCAACGTAACAGTGACGATTGGGCTGCCGCTCGATGTATCAAACTTTGAAACAACTCCATAGTTGCTTATTGTGCCGCCCGACACAAAAGCACCTGTTTCTGTGCTGGCATAGCTAATTGTGCCGCCAGCAGTCACGCCTGTCAGAACATATGTGCCATCATATCCAGCCGGGTTCATGCCACTGATCGTAGCGGCATCACCTGCTGTAAAATTATATGCATTCACATAGGTCAGAGTGGCGACCGTTCCTGTTCCACTCGCATTTGTGACGGCGATTGGCGATGTCACTGTTGAAAAAGCAGCTAAGAGCGGATTTCCAAGCGTATCTAAAGCTTCGATGCGAAATGTATTAACGCCAACCGGAGTGCACGGATAGATACCCTGCACGATGATGCCGCCAACAGAAACAGGCGTTTCAATATACACAGCATCATACTGATCGATATTTGATCCTGCGTCTGTAATAGTGACAACATTACTGCCTGCTGTTGTTTCAAACTTAACAGCTACGTTGTCTGTATAGATCTGCGGTGTAATATCCCGCGCTGATCCATTATTGATCACCGCTAGTGCATTCCCGCCCCCATAAACGGCGCCACCACTCACATACGCAGTGGTTGTCGTGCTAGCAAATTGCACACTTCCTGCCGATGCAGCAGTAACAGTGTAATGCCCATTATAAGCGGTTGGGTTCACCCCGGTAATTTCGATCTCCTGCCCAACACTAAAGGGAGTAGATCCGGTATATGTTACTGTCACCGTGGTGCCAGACCCGCTCACATTTGTAATGACGAACGGACCAACCCCAATCATCCCAACGCCAAGATATTTGGCCTGCAAGTTATCCTGCCAAGCATGCAGGGCCTTAATCGTGGAAGGGAAGGTGTTTGGGTAAAACTTCTGCCATCCGCCCAGCTTCTGCACCAAACCAAGCCCGGTCCGGTCAGGAATAAAGCGAATCAACTGGCAATCAGAAATTGCCATTTCATTGAGAGCCGGAGTCTTATTTACATCGACGCCGGGGATCAGTTTAAGCGCAGCATGGGGCATATCTTACCCCCGCGTTGGCGTAGACGTTGGAGACATGGACTGAGATGACCATGCCGCCGCTTCAAATTTCTTCCGGTTTTCTTCAGATAGAGCTGATTTAAGCAGTTCTTGATACTGACTTTCATAGGTAATCGCCATCTGCGGGTCATCGTTCGCGCGACCAAAATTGCGCTGATAACCAGAGATGTAGATCATCGATGCCATGATCATTAGATCTGGCAGATACAGGCTGATGAATGTCGTTGTGTTTGTGGCAGACAAGCTATTTGGACGGTACGTTCCAATGATCTCGCACATATAGCTTTGATCTGGGTATGGACCCACCAAGAACGTGTAATCGTCAAACGGGCAGAAATACTGCGGCAGTCCGGTCGCTTGGCTGTTGTTATAGACCTGATCCAGAAACTCTTTGGTGCATGGCAAAAGCGGGTTGCGCACCCCGGTATCTGGCCCAGATGTGCCATATGGCGTGATCACGTTAATCTGCTCAGGAACCACAAAAGTACCAGATGGGACGGAAATCTGGCGGCTTCCTACCGTCAGGCCATAGCTGGTTGTGGCAATCGATGTGAACAGAAAGTCGATGTCACGATACATGCGGTTTTCCGCATAGGTGATCATCTGAGGCAGAATAGCCTGATAGTTGGCATCATTGGGGTCTACAACCGCCAATGTGGCGATTTGCGTCACATACTGGGAATAGGTGAGACCCGTTGTCATGCTTACCCGACCATGCTTTGCGCCGTCTTGCTGACTTCAGCTACCCGGCGGCCCCAGCCTTTTCCGTATCTTGCCCATGTCGGCAAATTCTTCAAAAAGGCCAGCCTATTATCGCAGATGCAGCCGATAAGGGCAACGGGATCAGCCGCCTTGGCTGCCGCCAACGTCTTAGGCCCAATTGCTCCATCCGCTGTTACACCAAGGCATGTCTGAAGCTGCTTCGATGCGCGCCCCACGCCACTGTTCACGGCATAATCAAAGACTGCATAATCCACCCCATCCGGCAGGTCGTCAGCCTTCACCTTATCCCAATAGCGCGCTTTATAAAGAGGCGCGATATCAGCCACAGTTAAGCTTTTAAGCGATCCCGGCGCCACCTCATGGCCCACCCATTCTTCCCAGACCTTCTTAGTGACGCCCATGTTCGTCTCGCCACCGGGGTCATGCGGATCATCAACCCAGCCACCTTCGTGCTTTAGAATGAGAGCCAGCGACTGTTCAAAGTTACTGTTCACTTCTTGACTCCCATATCTGCGATGATCTGCTCTTTAGCCCGCGAGCCGGACGAAGATCCATAATAATAGCCGATTACCGCCGTGAAGGATGAAGACAATGCACCCAACAGGATAAGGAGTGCATCTTGCCCCTTTTGGGGGAGTCCATAAAACATGAGACCGCCAAGGACGGAGAAAAACCCGATACACACAACCCCAGCCAACATCATTGGGGTCTTGTCTCTAAGTTGTACTTCTCTCTGCCGGGCGCTGTTTCGATCTGTGGCATCAATCTGGGCAAGATCGATATCCAGCTTCTTCATGGTTATAGCAAAGTTGGCATCAATTTCTTTAAGCTTAGCCAATTGTTCAGGCGTAGCAGAACTAAGGGCAGCGGCCACCTCTTGCTCATTACCTTCGTCTGTGCCCAATAACGCCGTCGAAAGGGTTTTGACTGCTAGCCCGGCCAAAGGGCCGCCAAGGGCAGATGCAATCGTTGGGGCCACCTGTGCCAATAGGCCACCCATTTTCCCGAAGTCCATTGCCGCCCCCTATGCTGCTATTTGGTGATGTTAAATGTCAGATTGGCGTGATCTGGATAGTTAATCAGAACCTCGCCTTCTGGGCATTTATATTTGATGCGAGCCAGTAAGGTTGCCTTACCGGCGGCAACACGGCCCGGATTTTCAATTGTTATTGCGTAGCCAAACTTCTCCACCTTGTTCGCAGCGGGGCCAGAGAACCTCGCGATAGACGGGGAAGCGGTATGCACGATATGCCGCGAATCACGCACTTCAAGATTGAACTGTTCTACAGAGCAATCGTCTCTAATCTTGCGGCGCGCCACCACAACATAAAACTCTTCGTTTGCCGCCCCATCTGAAATGCTAAAATTTTCCGCCGACCATTCAAGAATCGGTTTTTGGAACACACCCAACTTATCAGTAACGGTATACCCGCCGCCGACCATTGCAAAGACCGCCGTTACCGCACCGACTGACTTTGTAATGCGTTCAGCGTCAATATTCATTTATCCGCTTTCTTGTCTTTTAGATCATCAATCTTGCGGAAAACCTCGCCAAGCATGGTCTTCAGCTCATTAATACCCTCTCTAAATTCGTCTTTTCTCAAATAATGGCTAGGAAGATCGATCTCGATCTGGCGGAGATCCCGGCGAAGCTCTGCTACTGCACCCCATAATTCACGGGCAAACCAGCCCAAACCAGCCAGAACAGCACCGATTCCGATGTTGTAGATTGCCTGCAAATCCATGGGGACACCGCGTATCATGACGAAGCCGCCGCAAATGGCGGATTTATGGGTTGAACCGGCTGCCGCATACGAGCAATTCGCAGAGCGATTTGTTGCTCGACGATGGGCATACTGATGTAGGCGCCAAGCCAAGACAAAGCCAGCTCCTCCGTAATCTGATCAAATGGTATGAAATGATCAGGTGTCGGCGGCTTGAGATCTACCCGGCCCGATTCTAATGCGGTCGAGCCATCAAGATCGTCTACCCCTGTACAGCACCAAACCATAGCAGTGACAACATTTGTCAGCCCGTCCAAAGACGGTTCAATCACAAACTGGGGGAAGGTCCAGTTATAAGTGATCATTCTGCGGCCTCTAACTCTGTCACCGGATTTAGCTCCCCTTCCATCATGGCAAGGTTTGCCTTTAGCCGGGCATCATGCGGAGACAACTCTACAGCATTTTTGGCATGTTTAAGAGCCTCTTCTTTCATGCCAAGATGCCACGCCGATATCGCCGCCAGATCATGGGGCCAATGACCCCAAACCTCTGGGTCGCAGGTATAGACCAGCTCTCTATCTGTGATCCTCAGCGCCCGTATTGAGGCCGCATAGCACTCTGCCCATCGATTCTGCCGATACATCAGCATAGCCAGCTCGCACCATGGCTCACGGGTGTTGGGGGCTTCAAATGCCGCCAGTTGGAAGTGGCGTTCCGCTTCCCACTGATCACCCATTTCGCTGTAACAGCGCCCCATGACCCGGTAGGCATAGCATCGCTCATTGGGCCAATCGGCCCGGGGGAGCTTTAGATACCGATTGCAGGCCGCTATCGAATCCTGCCACCGCCCATGGAAGGACAGCTCCCGCGCATAGTAGAAAGCATTACGCGGGCAGTCTGGATCTTCCTTCACGGACAATTCCAATAGGTCCATATATTGGCCCCGGCTTTTCGTCGGGTCTGGCTTATGAACAGCCAAGAGCATATCGGTCGAAGCATAGACTTCATGGATACGCCCATCCGGCACTGGATATTCATGGCAAGGGTGCTTCCAACCATATCCATGACGAGCGTGAATTTTCTCGTAATAGAAAACGATGCCACAGCCCCAATCAAACTTATATCGCAGCCGGGTCGTAAATCCCTTCTTCCACACTCTCTCGATCTCTTCGCGCCAACCGGGCTGCAAGATCTCATCAATGTCGAGGCTTATGCAGACATCAATATCACGCGGGATTAAAGCTAATGCGGCATCGCGCGCTTTGTCGAACCGCCATGGAGAGATGCAAATATGATGGACCTTTGCACCAAGCTCTTCAGCTACTTCAGGCAGGCCGTCAGTTGATCCAGTATCTGCGATTAGAACTAGATCAGCATCTTTCGCCCCCTCCATAAAACGAGGCACAAAATGCGCCTCATTTTTAGAAATGGCATACACGCATATTTTTAACCTATCCAACATTTATCCCCCTCCTGTGCGTCCAAATTACAATTGGACTGGCGGACCCTGAATAGTGCCGGTGGGACCAGTTGGACCTGTCGGCCCTGTTGGAGCGGGTGGGACTGGGTGCTTATGGTTGTAATCTTCTACTTCCCACGCTTCGTAATATGGGTAAAACCCGCCAAGATCTGTGATTGGCTCATTGGGCGGCTTAGGGTTGCCGGTAAACTCAACCTCACCCTCTCCACCAATGCCCGTTGTCGGCCCTGTCCATTGCAAAGCCCAAAAATTGTCAGGAAGCTCTGAACAGTCGATGGTGTAAAACACACCATCTACGCCCACTGAATTATCAATCTTTATGATAGTGAAGTGCATTGTTGACTACCTTCTGTTCTGGCTCTTGAGCCGTGTGGGCAAGCTGGATCATTGTATGAAGCTGGGCTTCATTTGCCTTGACCATTTCATTACGAAAACTCTCTACAGCCGCGCCTGTTTGCCG